CAGCAGTTAATTGACATTACCATCAGGCATACTGGATTATGTAATATTAAAAGCATTAAGACAGCGAGAAACAAAGATCAGAACCTACTTGTGTTAAAGCCCGAAATTGTAAAACGAATTGATGAGGGTAATTTTAAATGCTCGGTACTTACACCCTACCACAAACCAATGATAGTCAAACCTCGTGATTGGTCGTCACCATTTTCGGGAGGTTATATAAATGAATACTTATCTAAATCGCCTTTAGTTAAAACTCACGACTTTAAATTTTTAGCTAGTTTTAATGATTTGGATTTAAAAGATTTTTATGGAGCAGTTAATTATTTACAATCAGTTGAATTTCAAGTTGATAAAAATGTACTTCCTACGTTTAACGAGATATGGGATAAATCATTAACGCTTGGTAACTTCCCTTCAAGAAATAGTTTTCTCGACAAGAGAGGAGAACCTATTGGTGTTTATAGAGACCCTAGAGTTGACACCGACAAACTTATCCTGATTAAATACAAAAGAGATAAACTTCGTGTTTATAATGATGAAGTGGCGAGAACTTCTAAAGTTGTAAGTACAAGCACAGCTAGAGATTTAGCAAATGAATACGCAGAATTTAAAAAGTTTCATTTTGTTATTAATGCAGATACTCGTGGGAGATTATATTGTGTAGGAACTACTTTTAATTATCAAGCTGACCAAAAGATTAAATCTTTATTGTGTTTTGCTAATGGCGAGAAACTGGGGTCAAAAGGTGCGTACTGGTTGTATGTCCACGCAGCTAACACTTGGGGTAATGATAAGATTACCTACGATAAAAGAGTTGAATTCATTAAGGGTATGGAACGAGAAATTTTAAAATGGTCTTCCGATCCCTTTGCAGATACGGAGTGGTCTAAATGCGATAAACCTATGGAATTTTTACAGGCGTGTCATCATATTAAAGGATATTTAGAACAGGGAGAAGATTATGTATGTAATTTACCAGTCAGTATAGACGCTACTTGTTCAGGATTACAGATACTTTCAATACTAATGAGAGATAAAGAAACAGCGAGAAAAGTAAATGTAACCCCTAGCGATACTCCTCAAGATATTTATACAATTGTAGCGACAAAAGTTGAGGTAGAAGTAAAAGGATTAGCTAGAGATGGTTCACGAGAAGCAAACAGGTGGCTTCGGTATGGGATTTCTCGTCAAATAGTTAAGAGAAACATTATGACTTATGTTTATGGATTAAAACCTTACGGTGCTAGACAGCAGATTTTTGATGAATATAGAAAACAAGTTGAATTAGGACATAAAGAAAAGGTACTTGAAGATGATGGTTTTAAAGATTGTAGATGGTTGTCCGACATAGTTTGGAAGCATATACAAAATGAGATATTTCTCGCTAGTGAACTTATGAAGTGGTTTCAAGATTGTGCTAAAATATTTTCAAAAGCTAACTTACCTATGAAGTGGACAACGCCTATGAATTTTCCTGTATTACAGGATTATAGATATATGGCAAAATATAGAGTTAAAACAGCAATAGCTGGTTCTTTAGTATATACAACATTAAGACGACAAATGGATCGCAAAGATGCTAGAAAAATGGTTTCATCTTCAGCACCCAACGTGGTTCATAGCATTGATGGAGCAATAGCCCAAGCCACAGCTTTATATTGTAAAATGGACGATGCTCCTATCCCGAACCTGATGATGATTCACGACAGCTTTGCTACTACACCTAATAGAATTGACGATTTACATAGGATTATAAGACGAGTAATTGTGGATTTATTCACCCCAGATTACCTCACTCGCCTTCATAAAGAATTTCTCGACCAGCTACCCACGAAATATAAGGAGAAATTACCAGAACCCCCACCTAGAGGTGAACTACTGCTTCAGGAAGTTGAAAATAGTAGATATTTTTTTAGTTAAGTGGTAATAAATACTTATGGATAAACTATTTGTATATGGAAGTTTAAAAAGAGATGGGAACTTACACACAGCTCTTGATGATAGTAAGTTTCTCGGCGATTATATTACAGAATCTAATGGTTATGTAATGACTTCTGCTGGTAATTTTCCATTTGTATTTTATACTACTCCTAAAAATCCTTTCCATATAAAAGGAGAGTTGTACGAAGTGGATAAAAAAGTTTTAGATTTAACACATAGAATTGAAGTTGGTGCTGGATATGATTTTAAAGAAATTGATAAAGGTATTTATGGATATTTATATCCTACACCTATTATTGGAGAAACTTCAAATAGTATTCGTGTTAATGAAGATGAAAAATATTTTGAATGGTTAAACAATGCTAACTTAACAGGAAATTAAATGTTTGAATTATTGATGTTACTTATAATGCCGAGTGAAATTAATCCTCAAGAATTAGGGATTAAATATCTTTTGAAAGATAAGTTTGTAGATTATCAAAGCTGTGAAGAATATGTAGAAAAGAATACTTATTCTAAAACTGGAGAGCAAGAAATGGACGGTATTTTTTATAAAATAGATTCTAAAGAATATAAAGTTTTTTTAACTTATTGCAAACCCGTAGATGATATATGGGTAGAAAAGAATAAAAGATGAATCAAATTTTTGTTGTAGTATTTAGTGTGTTAGGATTTATTACTTTATTTTCAATTTATATGTTGGTGACATTATGATTTTAGAAAAATTAACAGATACAACGTGTAGATTTCCATTTGGCGAGAAAGATAAAATATCTTTTTGTGGTCGTCAGATTTGGAAAGAACATAGTTATTGTAAAAAACATTATGAAATTACTCACGTTAAAAAAGAAGATGAAAAATGTATTGGACAACGATATTAGGTGTACTCTTGGAGGTACAAACCTATGGATATAAAACATAAAACCCATACAACCAGTGAGGGAATTGCACATTACCCTTACTTGTTCAGTCCTGATACTAAATTCGATCATAACGGTTTATATCGGACTAAATTAGTCTTGCCTAAAATTCAAGCGAAACCTATTGTAAAATTAATAGAAGATACAATAGAAGATGTCGCTTCAAAGAATAAAGGTAAGCTGTCTCCTCACAAACCTTATAAGTCGTTAAAAGACGGTAAGGTGGAATTTACTTTTAAATTAAAAGCAAAAGTAAATACGAAAAGTGGAACTGACTTTGAGCAACGCCCAAAGGTTTTTGACGCTAAAGGCAAAATAATTACTAAAACTTTGTCGGTATATAGTGGTACAAAAATGAAGGTCGCTTTTCAATGTATTCCTTATTTTACTAATATGCTCGGTTCGGGTGCTACTTTAAGATTAAAGGCAGTACAGATACTTGAGTTAGTAGAAGGTAAAAAAGGAAATGGAGATGACGCTGCCGAAGAACAGTTCGGCTTTTCAAAAGAGGACGGGTTTGAAATAAAACCTGAATCTAATAATGAAACTTCGCAATCACAAGAAGAAACAAGCGAAGATTTCTAAAATCTGTTACCGATCTGGGCTTGAAGAAAAAGTGTGTAATAACCTACAAGAAAGGAATGTACGCTTTGTGTATGAAAAAGATGTTGTTGTGTATTTCAAGCCCAGAAAAGAATGTCGGTACACTCCTGATGTTACTTTAGATAATGGAATTGTTATTGAAATTAAAGGGTACTTAAAGCGAGAAGATAGACAGAAGCATATATTAATCCAACAGCAGTTTCCTAATTTAGATATTAGATTTTTATTTGGAAATGCAAAAAATAAAATTTATAAGAATTCTAAAACTACTTACGCTGATTGGTGTAATAAAAATAATTTTAAGTTTTGTGAAAAACAAATACCTAACGATTGGATATAAATATGGCAGATATGATAGATTATGAAACGCTATTAAAGATGTGGCGTGAAGAAAAAAAGAAACGTCAAGAAGTTGAAGGTGAGTTAAGTATTATTAAAGCTACGACTGTAGATAATTCTCCTGAAATGAGAAATGCAAAAAAAGAAATAGATAGATTAACTGAAAAAGTAAATAATTTTGAAATAATTAGTAAATCACATAAAGAACTTAACGGTCAATTACGAAAAGAATTAGATGAAAAAAATAAAGATTTTAATACTTTGCAAAAAAAGTTAGATGATTTAAAAAAATCAGTTGAAGGTAAATTAGAAGAATTAAGAAAGAAGGGGTTAGTATGAATCCGTATAGAGAAAGTAGATATAGAGCTAGAAAAAAGTTTTATTCT